TGCTGACATCAACCGAGCGTTGCAAGATGCTGGAGACCTTGCGCCAGACCGAGGCGAGAGACTGGATTCGCCGATACCGACTGAAAGCAAAACAACTGGGGGCACTAGCAGCACAGGCATGGTGGGAAGGTGTCAAGTTGAGCCTAAAGAAGCGGCGTGGCCAGGCTGGTCTCGATACCTTGATTGCAGAAATGGAGAGACAACGTGATGTCAATCGTCTTTGATGTGCCACTTGAACCCAAGGGCAAAGGCAGGCCGAGGTTTTCCCGACATGGGAAGTTCACCAAGGTTTACACCGACCAAGCAACACTTGATTACGAAACCGCAATCCAACTATGCGCCAGCAAAGCAATGGGGGCAAGCAAACCCCTAGAAACGCCTGTGAGCGTTTATTTGTACATCAGGACACCAATCCCCCAGTCGTACTCAAAAAAGCGCACAGAGGCTTGTTTAAGTGGTTCTGAGCGCCCAGCAAAGAAACCAGACATTGACAATGTGGCCAAGGCATTTTTGGATGCCATGAACGGCACGGTTTATCTTGACGATACCCAAGTGGTCGAGCTGAACATCAAAAAGGTCTATTCAGCAGTGGCTGGGGTGGATGTGGCAATCATGGAGGCAAGATGAGACCAGAAGATGCGGCGCAAGCCATCAGAGACAAAGCCCCAGCATTTGGGGAAGCCAAAGCCCAGCGGGTATACCTTGAGGAATTTCGCAAATCTAAAAAAGCCCTGCTTATGAAAGATGCCTTAACATTGGGCATTGAAGCGGCAAACGCACAGGAGCGGGAAGCATATGCTCATCCAAGTTATCAACAGCTTATTCGTGGATTGGCTGAAGCGATTGAAAAAGAGGAAACGCTGAAATGGGAGATTGAGGCGGCACGGTTGGACATCGAAATTTGGCGTTCACGGGAAGCAACCAACAGAAACCAAGACAGGGCGCACCAGTGAAATGCCCTATTTGTGGGACATGGACAATCGTCAAAGAAACCAGAACTTCAACAGGCAACACAAGGCGCAGGCGCATGGAATGTGCAAATGAGCACAGGTTTACAACACTGGAGACAATCGTTGATAGAAAAACACCAATACGTCAGAAGCAAAAAATTGCTGAAGATGGTGGCAAGCCTTGACTGCCAAGCCTGCGGGTCGGGTCACATGGTCCAAGCCGCACACACAAACTGGGGTGGCGGCAAGGGCAGAGGAATCAAAGCGGATGACAATCTGGTGGCGGCTTTATGCCTGAAATGCCATTACGAGATTGACCAAGGGAAAACACTAAGCAAACAGGAAAGGCAAGACTTATGGCAAGAAGCGCACCAAAAGACAGTAGCAGCACTGCAAGACCAGTGGCCCGTGGGAGTGCCGATGCCATGAAGGTTGTGCAAAAACCTGTGGACAAATTAATACCCTACATCAACAACAGCCGCACCCACAGCGATGAACAGGTGGCTCAGATTGCCGCAAGCATTAAGGAATTCGGTTGGACAAACCCGATATTGGTTGACGGGGAGAACGGCATCATTGCAGGTCATGGGCGGCTGATGGCAGCAAGGAAGCTGGGATATACAGAAGTGCCAACCATCGAGCTGAAAGACCTGACCGAGACCCAGCGCAAGGCTTACATCATTGCTGACAACCGCCTGGCACTCAATGCAGGCTGGGACAATGAAATGCTGACCATCGAGCTAAATGACTTGCTGGCAGATGGCTTTGCCTTAGAAATGCTGGGCTTTGACCCCAAAGAATTAGACGCACTGCTTGAGCCTGAGGTATTGGAGGGGTTGACAGACGAGGATGCTGTTCCTAATGTGCCTGATGAGCCAACTACAAAGCTGGGCGACATATACCAACTTGGCAACCATCGTTTGATGTGTGGCGACAGCACCAGCATCGATGCTGTCACGAAACTTACAAGCGGGGGGGGGGTAGATATGTTGTTAACTGATCCACCTTACAACGTTGCTTATGAAGGCAGCACAAAGGAAAAATTGACCATCAAAAATGACAATATGGCAAACGATCAGTTTCGTCAGTTTTTGAGAGATGCGTTTGTTACCGCTGACTTAGTGATGAAAGCTGGCGCAGTTTTTTACATTTGGCACGCTGATAGCGAAGGATTAAATTTTCGAGGTGCTTGCGTCGATGCTGGCTGGACTGTGCGCCAATGCCTGATTTGGAAAAAGTCCAGTTTGGTCATGGGGCGACAGGATTACCACTGGAAGCACGAGCCTTGTCTTTATGGATGGAAAGACGGTGCTGGACACCTTTGGTCGGCAGACCGTAAGCAAACCACCATTTTGGAATTTGACAAGCCCAGCCGAAACGGAGAACACCCAACAATGAAACCAGTTGCGTTGTTTGAGTATCAAATGCTTAACAATACAAAAGGCGGCGACATCGTTTTGGATTTGTTTGGTGGAAGCGGCACAACCTTACTGGCAGCAGAAAAGCATGGAAGACACGCCAGACTGATGGAATTAGACCCAAAGTATTGCGATGTCATCGTTAAACGGTGGGAAGACTTTACAGGCAAGAAAGCCGTTTTATTGACAGAAACAGCAGAAACTGCTTAACATCGAACAAATTCCCCTCTATAAATGAATCACACACACAAACCCACAGACAAAACTCGCAAACTGGTTGAATCCAGCAGCGGATTAGGCTTGCCGCACGAGTCCATTGCCTGCTTGGTTGGCATTGATGACAAGACCCTGCGGAAGCATTACCGGAACGAGCTGGACATGGGCAAAGCCAAAGCCCACGGGCAGATTGCCAAGACGCTGTACAGCAAAGCCGTGGGTGGAGACACCACAAGCCTTATCTGGTGGACAAAGACACAAATGCGCTGGGCTGAGACTGTTAAGCAAGAACACACTGGTGCAGACGGTGCGCCCCTGTTGTTTGAGCGCATCGAGCGTGTGGTGGTGGATGCAAAAAATACTGAAGATTGATACGCCTCGCTGGGCATTGCCTTTGACAAGCCCAAGCCGATACAAGGGCGCATGGGGTGGTCGGGGCAGCGGTAAGTCCCACGCCTTTGCTGAGTTGATGATTGAGGAACACATCATCGACCCCAAGCGCAGAAGTGTTTGCGTCCGTGAAATCCAGAAATCCCTTAACCAATCGGTCAAACGCTTGCTGGAGACCAAGATTGAGGCCATGAATGCAGGGGCTTACTTTGAAGTCCAAGATTCGGTCATCAAGTCCAAAAAGGGCGATGGGGCGATTATTTTCCAAGGTATGCAGAACCACACCGCCGACTCGATTAAGTCGCTGGAAGGGTATGACTGCGCTTGGGTTGAGGAAGCCCAGTCATTAAGCCAGACCAGCCTTGACCTGCTGAGGCCAACAATCCGCAAGCCCAACAGCGAACTGTGGTTCACATGGAATCCTCGCCAGGAATCCGACCCAGTGGATTTTCTACTGCGTGGACCTGAACCGCCAGCCAGCGCAACGGTTATCAAGGTGAACTTTGGGGAAAACCCGTGGTTTCCTGATGTACTGCGGGAGGAAATGGAGTACGACAAACGGCGTGACCCTGACAAGTATCAGCACGTTTGGATGGGTCAGTACCTGCGAAACAGCAACAGCAGAGTATTCAGGAACTGGAAAATTGAAGATTTTGATGCCCCACAAGAAGCAATCCACCGACTGGGTGCGGACTGGGGATTCTCTGTTGACCCAACAGTTTTGGTGCGCTGCCACATTATTGGGCGCACCCTGTACATTGACTATGAGGCGTACATGGTGGGCTGTGAGATTGTCAACACGCCTGAACTATTCATGCAAGTGCCAGAGGCCGAGAAGTGGCCTATCGTTGCCGACTCAGCCCGACCAGAGACCATCAGCCACATGAAGCGCAATGGCTTTCCCAAAATCATGACTGCGGTCAAAGGGCCAAAGTCTGTCGAAGAGGGCATCGAGTTCTTGAAAAACTACGACATCGTGGTTCACCCGAGGTGCATTCACACCATTGACGAATTGAGCCTGTACAGTTATAAATCAGACCCATTGACGGGACGAATCTTGCCCCAGCTTGAAGACAAAAAGAATCATGTGATTGATGCTTTGCGGTATGCGTGTGAGGGCATCAGGCGGTCAGCGGTCACAAAACCAGCTACATTTACGCCATTGCCCAATGTCAAACGCTGGTAGATAATCGCCCCAAAAGGACAAATATGGCACGAATACCCAATGACCAACGCCTTGCCAATCTGCACGCTGAAGCACTGCGGCAGTTCAACGACATACAAACTGCGCTGCGGGATGAACGCCTGCAATGCCTGCAAGACAGACGGTTTTATTCTCTCTGCGGCGCACAGTGGGAAGGCCCATTGTGGGATCAGTACGAAAACAAACCCAAGTTTGAAGTCAACAAAATCATGTTGGCTGTTATTCGTATCGTCAACGAATACCGAAACAATCGCATCACAGTCGATTATGTAAGCAAAGACGGGACAGAGAACGACAAGCTGGCCGAAGTCTGCGATGGTCTGTATCGTGCTGATGAACAGGCATCGGTGGCTGATGAAGCTTACGACAACGCCTTTGAAGAAGCCGTGGGCGGTGGTATTGGCGCATGGCGTTTGCGGACTGTCTACGAGGACGAAGAAGACCCAGAGAATGAACGACAGCGCATCAGGTTTGAGCCAATCTTTGATGCCGACAGTTCAGTATTCTTTGACTTGAACGCCAAGCGGCAAGACAAGTCAGATGCCAAGTATGCCTTTGTGGTCACCAGCATGACCCGTGAAAGCTACAAAGAAACCTACAACGATGACCCAACGGACTGGCCGAAGATCATCCACCAGTACGAGTTTGATTGGGCAACACCTGATGTAGTCTTTGTGGCTGAGTACTACAAGGTTGAGGAAAAGACCGAGGTTATTCGCATATTCGAAGCCATTGATGGAACTGAGGAACGCTACACCCAAACGGACTTTGCGAACGATGAGACGCTAGAGGAAACCCTGATGGCGGTCGGCAGTCGCGAGGTGCGCCAAAAGCGTATCAAGCGGATGCGGGTTCGCAAATACATCATGTCGGGCGGCAAGGTGCTGGAAGATGCAGGCTACATTGCAGGCCGAAACATCCCCATTGTGGTGGTCTACGGCAAGCGGTGGTTTGTGGACAACATC